ATGTAGTCGAGCGCTTCCTCATCGCTGTGCGGTTTCTTCGAGAGAAACGGCTTGTGCCACCTCGACTCCCATTTTGACAGAGAGACGAGGGAATGCTCCAGCTGCAACGTCTGCGATTTCACCGTCACAAATGTACTGTCCTCTTCGTTGTAATACTCAGACTCCGGAACAGTAATGGTGAGCATCCCCCGTCAACCTCCCGCTTACTTCACTGCTTCGAGCTTCTTCTGCTCAGCCATGACCTGCGCTGCGAGCTTCTGCGGGATGATCCCCTGGATGAATTCGCTCGTGGCGCCCGCATCCGTCACGAGTTCCGTGAACATCTCGGAATACGCTTCCGTCTGCATGAACTCCTCCGTCA